GATGGGTCTGTTATAGTTTCTAAGTGTGGAACCAGTGCGGCAGAGATTTCTCTAGATGCTGCATTCCATAAATATGTTGGAGTATGATCGACCGAGTAGTATTGAATACCTCTTCTCATTTTGATAATTGGATTTTTAAATGTTGTAGGTTCGGCAAAAAAGAATCCCATTCCCTTGTCGCAACTAATATCGATAATTGCACAGTTTTTGCGTAATTGGTCTAGTTGATTCAAATCTTTAATAAACATTAGTGGATTATTTACGTCCTGTAGGACTCCATTAAATATAATATTGGCAGAGTACATGTCCTCCCAAATATCGTCATCATTAAAGTTTTTGTACCAAACATCAGGATTTTTATCAGCTACTAGGTGTGTAGGTCGCTGAGTATAAACTGTAATGTTGTTAAACCCTCTACCTTGTAGGGCATAGATTGCTCCTTTACTTACAGAACCAAATCCAAAAATAACAACCTTCTTGCGGTCACCATAATGTCCATCAAGACCTGCTAATTGTAGGTAATGAATAACTCCAGCATATCCGGCTAATTCATTGTTACGATAGAATGAATGCAACTTTGAGCTTTTACTAATGTAATTCATCTCTTCCCAAGCAATCAATGTTAATTTCTTTTCGATTGCAATATCTGTAATGTCTCGTTGTTGAACTGCATGGGTCCAACCACATAATGTTGCACCATCTTGCATTTGTTTTAGGTCTTCGGCAACGGGCTTTGGTAGTATAATTATGCTACACTCTTTAAAAAGATCCTCACGACTGGCAAAATTACAACCTATTTGTTCAAGTTGATTGTCTGAATATCCGTAGTCGATTCCATATCCCTCTTCAAAAAGGAGTTCTTTGATAATGTCTCTAGATAGTCTTTCAATATGGGCTGGATGGATTGGAATACGTTTTTCGTTTTCCTTTAGCGATGTTTTAAAAATTCCTGTTTTCATATTAGTCTAAATTGAAAAAATATCGATATCCATCTTTTGCCTTTGGATCTGTCAATATCTTGTAATCCATTGGCCATTGAGACGAATCGATTTCTTTTTTAAATTTTGGGTAGTAATTCTGATGTCCAGGAACTACATATTTTAGGTAAATTTCCTCTAAGAATTCATCGTTTAAGGGTTCTCCATAAAAATCTTCGTACATTGCCTTATAAACTTCGCACATTTTAACGCTTCCAAGTCCGGTAGCAGATGATGTTTCCATAATCCACATTTTTCCTTTTTTGTCTACAACAATATCTAGGGCCCATAAGTCTAGGTCCAGGAATGTTTTAACGTCTTTACAAATTGATAGCACATTTTCAATAAATTTAGGGTCAACTTTCTTTCTGTCTTGATAAACATAAGTAAAACTGATTTTTTCATCGGCAGTTTTAGTTTTAATCGAACGGTCATCTTCAATTCTTGGTACTCTTTCATTGATAACAAAAATCTTGTCTCTACAAAACATTACTCTGTATTCTCTAGCAAAATCTATAAATTGACAAAAGATATCGAATGTATCTTTGCTCTCTTCTAGTTCCTTAGCAGTGTCGAATTTTTGAATTCCAACTCCACTATGTCCATCTTTTATTTTTGCAATTACTGGAAAACCAACGTCTCCTTTAACCGCACCCTCTTTTGAAAAACACGTCTTTGGAAGCCAATCAAATTTTGCAGCTGCTTTGGCAAATTTTACCTTGTCTCCTGAAAGTTGAAGCAATTCTCTTTTATTGTATAAATTATCATTGTTGATACCTTTATTCTTTAAAAATGCAACGGCTTCAGGGTGATTTGGTCCTCCAAAACCACCATAATAAAGTATTGGCACATCAGAAGGTACCACAACTTTCTTGTCTTCGAAGTCCTCTTTTGTTGCATAGTTCAGGAATAGATTACCTTTAGCGGAAATATTATATTTCTTTTCGCGATCATTAACATCTCCTGAAGTTGCTTGAATGTCATTAGACATCATAATCCATGCTACTTTTTTAGCATATTTGTTTTTAAGATTTTCTTTGTATACGAATTCTTCGAAAAGCCTGATTGGAATCATTTGCAAAAGATTTTTATTTTATTTATATATCCTTAGTTTTTAAACATAAAAAAGCAGGGAGTAGCGAATTCCCTGCTTAACACCTCCGTGAACTAGTCCCGGTCCTAAAATGCAATCATGTTTCAGATTGCCGGTTCCTTATGCCTCACAGCTTGAGCATTCAAGAATGTCTCTTGCAAAAGACTGGGCTGAACTTTGACTAAATTGATAGTATAGAGTTTTAACCCCTTCCTCATGAGCGTAAAGGTATAGTGTATTAATATCCTTAGCCGAAACTGATGGATGTATCATTAAATTTAGTGACTGTGATTGGTCAATAAAATGTTGTCTTTGAGCCGCTTGTAGTACTATTTCTTTTGGAGAGATTTCAACAAAAGATTTAAAAACCTCTTTAGTTGGAAAGTCTAAATGTTGTACGCTTCCGTCACGTTTTAATATTCCTTCCCAAACGTCTGGTGTATTTAAACCATATTTGTCTAACTCTTGAATTAAGAAAGGATTTTTGTAAATTGTTTTTGACTTAGCCAAATCCTTAATAAAATAATTAGATTTGATTGGTTCAATTCCCATACTTACCTGTCCTAGGATAAATGAACTACTTTTGGTTGGAGCAATCGCAACTAGGGTAGTGTTAGCATATCCTGGTCGGATTGAACGGTAACCTTTCTCATCGTGCAACCATCTTGAAGCCTCTTCGCTCTTTTCTTTAAGAGTTGAGAAGATTTCGTGATTTAATTGTTTTGCTTGAAGAGAATCAAATGTAATTAATTTAGCCTGAAATAATGAATGGTAACCCAATACTCCAAGACCCAGTGCTCTGTGGTCATTTGCAAATCTCCATGCTCTTTTCATTCCAGGCATATTATAAGACTTATTAACGAATTCGTCCATAACTGCGTTTAAGAACATTGTATAAACTTCAATTGCATCAGTCTCTTTAATTTCGTCCCAATGTAATAGGTTAATAGAACCTAAACAACAAACAAATGAATTAAAACTATCTGTTGGTAATTGAATTTCACTACAAAGATTACTTGCTGTAATTTCAAGTCCTAATTCTTTGTATGGCGAATTGTTATTGGTATTATCTTTAAACATAATGTAAGGAAAACCAAACTCATTACGTCTTTGAATTATTTTAGCCCAAATTTTACGTTTGTCTGCGTCTCCTGCCTTCATATCAGCGATCCAAGCATCGGTAACGGTAACTCCATATTGTAGGTTTTGAATTGGATTACCATCGGTTCCAATATCTAAAAATTCTAAAATGTCATTGTGTTCAACTGGTAACCAAACTGCACATGCTCCTCTTCTGGCCTCTGATTGTTTACATACATCAACTGTTGTATCGTATAATCTGGCATAATGTACTGGACCATCTGCGGTTCCACCTGTCGAAATTTTAGAACCTCTTGCTCTAATATTTCCTAAAAATGCCGAAGTTCCTCCTCCGTATTTTGACATCATTCCAACCTCTCTACTACCATTTAAGATACTATCTAGTGTATCATCTACATTACTTCCATAACAACTAACCGGAAGTCCTTTGTCTTTTCCAAAATTAATCCAAACTGGAGTTGATAAACTATAGAATCCTCTACCCATATAGTCCTCAAACTTTTTTGCAAACCCTTCGATTTTTAAGTATCTTTCTGCTGTGTTTGCTACATCTTTAATTCGCTGCTCTGGAGATTCAGTAATATAACCTCTAGATAAAAATGTTCTACTGTCTTCGTTAAGCCAGTAATTCTTTTCATATTCCATTCTGTATTCTTTGTTTTTAAAATTAAAATAAGTCGTCTTCGGTGATTGCCTTAGACTTTTTGTTGTAGTCAATTGATTTTTTGTAGAAGAAATCACCTTCTTTTGTTGAAAGAATCTCAACATCAAACCATAAAGATTTTTCAATTTCTGTAAAATCAACATCAAATACAGGTTTCATTCCAATTCGTTGTAGAGAATTATTAAAACGATTTTGAATAAATTGTTTGATAGTTTCTTTTGATAGGAAATCAAGTTCACCCTTTTCAAAAATCCAATCAAGAATTTTAACCTCTGCTAGGTATGCTTTTTTACAGGCAGAATCTATAAGTTGTTCGAATTCCTCATCAAACCATTCTGGATTTTCTCTCTTAATAATGTTGATCAATTCAGATCCGAAGTTTCCGTGGATTTCCTCCTCTTTACTTGTCGCCTCAACTACATTTGAAATACCTTTAAATAGGTTTTTCTCCTTGTTAAAGGACATCATAATAAAGAATTGACTGAATAGGCTAACATGTTCTATAAACAATGAAAATAGCAATACGGATTTTGTATACATTTTATTGTCCTTACTTCTTGTACCGTCCAAATACTTACTTAAGTATGCAATTCTATCTTTAATTGCTGGAATCTCTACTACATGTTGGAATTCGTCTTCTAATCCTAGGACTCTTAATAATTGTGCGTAAGCGTCTTTGTGTCTCACTTCACTTTCAGCAAATGTCATTCCAACATCTCCAATTTCAGTGATTGGCATTCTTTTATAAAGATCCGCCCAAAATGTTTTAACGTTAACCTCGATTTGTGCGATTGCAAGCATCGATCTTTTAATTACTTCACGCTCTGATTCTGTTACTTTAGTCATAAAGTCATCAATATCTGTTGTAAAGTTAAATTCTGTGTGAATCCAGTACGAGTGTCGGATTGCATCTTTGTATGCTAATAGCGAAGGGTATTCGTAAGGTAAAATATTTACCCTTTTTTCGAAGATATTGCTCATTGTTGATTGTTTTTTTAAGTTTAGCGGTTAATATATATACATGTTATTGGAGCAGTTTTTTCAACCGGTCAGCTTTTGTGAAGTATTCATAAGAAGTTTTTTTATAATCTTTACGTTGTGCATAAAGGTCACTTAATATCTTTCTTAAGATTGAATCCTCAGTTTTATAAACTACACCATTATCACAAACGATAACCTCTTTGTCTTTACGTCTCTCTTCAATTTCACTCTTATAAATCTTTTCGATGTAGGCATCTGGAGATATATTAAATTGTCTCATGATAGAAGGGTATAGTGACGCAAAATCGAATGCACTTACACCTTCATAGAATCCAAGTATAGGTTCTTTTACAAATGCTCCGGCGTATTGACCATCTTTTTGACTATCATTTTTCTCTTCACTTCCAATTCGCATTCCTTGCTCAGCAAGTTTTCTAGCCATAATAGCTTCAGTAACCGCCACTGGAGAACTTGCTTTATACAATGGCATATTTGTAATATTTGCCAAGGTTAGTAGTACCTCCATGGACTTCAACTTCTGGTCAATGTAGTACACCAACACTGAATCGACAACATTGTAATATATGTACTTGACAAAATTATCGCGGTATAAGTCCTGTAGTGAGCCAGTGAACTTGATTTTGTTAACGTTCAAAACTTGACTTGAAACATAATCCAAAGAGTTAGATTCTTTAACTTTTACAGTTCGGTCGTATTTATCATACAATTGCATGTAGTCAAGAATTCCAATATGAAGAGGTCGACCATCAGTATGATCGATTGAATTTGTCATACCAACTTCTTTAATATCGATTTGAAGTCTCTTGCATCGATTAACAATATATTGCCAGTCATAGTTAATAAAATTCCACCCAGTCATCATTGGAAACTTTGGTAAGAATTTCATTAAGAATGTGTACACCATGTCATATTCAGACTTAAACTTGTGGTACTTAAATTCCCAGTCCTGGTCAAAGTCTTTGAAATACTCATTAGTATCATCTTGAATCTTTTGGATTTTATCTGAGGCCATATCTTCCAAACCTAAGACGATTGCTTTACGGTCTGGAGTGATTATTGAGAATGAAAGAATTCTACTTTTGGCCTCTTCGGCTTTTGGAAAGCCATCAACAATTTCAGTTTCAATATCGACAAAATAGGTTTTTGGCATATTATATGCTGTCAAATCCTTTTTGTCTTTCTCTGAAAGATTATCTAAAAAATAAAGGATAGAAAACTTATTGAATTGTTTTCCATATCCTAGTTTAACAGGACGGCCATCCCAGTTTTTATAGTCTGGGCTAGCCGCTTTGTCTTTGTCATCACAAACATACCAATTTTGGAATTTATCCACTGGATATTGTTTGAATGCTACTTCACCTTTGTCATTGTAGTATGAAATGATAACATCTTTTTCACGCTGTTCGATGTCTAAAATCATTAATATCCTCTTTTTTGACGGTTAACATTTTCTTCTGCTTTCGCGAAGTAATAATTGTACGCTGTTTTTGCATCTAATCCGATTGAAGACGCATAATTTATAAAGAAGTGTAGTATGTCTACCCATTCCATATAAAGTTCTTTCTTGTCCTCTTCAGATAGGTCGCTGATTTTCATGGTTTCATACTTTGAAAAGTCTTTTTTCCAGTATTTCCAAACTGCATTTCCACTACCATCTTTAATACCTCCAAGGGCATCTGTCATCTCGTGAATTTCATCAACTACTGCATGGGTATTAACATGCCAAAAGTTCATAATTTCTCTAATTGACATATTTTCAAAATTGAAACCATAAGTTTGCTCTTGCATTTTCTTTTGGTTTTCCATAATATCCGCCAGGTGGGTGGTCGAATCTGAATAGAAGTCTTTAACTTCCAGGTCTTTACATTGATTGTCTATATTTGCCATAAGTTTTTATATAATAGTTTTATAGGTAATTTTAAACTTGTTTAAAATAAACATGAACTTTTAAATGTTGGTTCATCAACTTCGCAAGATTCACCAATTTGTTCTTTAGAAATTGGAGCATTTGCACGGTTTAAGGCCATCTTTTTACTGTCTCTCAATCGTAAAAATACGCCAAACTGACAACAGCTAATTTCTGTACCAAACGTTGTAAACCTTCCGGTCTCTGTAATAGTTTCTAAATAGTCAAGGTTCTCTCCGGTAAAATCAAAGAATTCATGTTGAGTGTCCCGGATTTGTCTAATAACCTTGGCTCCCACATCGGATGAAATTGAAAAACCTAAGTCCTCATAGAACCAGTTGATTGTGGTCATCGCTCCAACTCCGGGTGCAACAAAATCATCGTCTTCGTTAAGATTTCCAAAAGGTGCATTAGGTCGCAATAGGTCGGGAGTACCGATTTCTGGCATTCGGGCAAGGTTGGTACTAAAATGGTAACCATAATAGTTTCCAATTCCTCGATGCGATGTTAAGAATTCAAACGACTCTTCCATTGTCGGTTTCTTTGTATAGAATTCAACAAAACGCGGACCCAATAGGGTAAACCAAAAGAACATGTCACTAGTTCGACTTTGTCTGGTTGGATCCGGTTCGGCGCCAATTAATACGTCATAAGGAGTTTTAATTACTCTTGCATGATTTCTTGATTCGGTCTGTAAACTTGTTCGTAATTCAGTTGTACCATAAATCTTTTCTCCACGCCTCTTTGCATTCTCCATGTTAACCATGCATTGGAGAACATATTTTTCGTCATTAACCAATTTTTCATACTTGACAAAAGGATAACCAGTATCTTGAGTCAATAAGTTAATTGTATTTGACGGTCCATAGAACTTTACAATTGCGGCATTAATTAATCGGTCCTCAAATGTACAGTCGGGATTGTAGAACACATTTTCATTTAACCAAATAATCTCGTCGTGAAACGAACGATTTGGGTGGAAGTATGGAACTGAGCGTCCCTCTACAATAAATCCATGACCGAAAATGTCCTCTCCAGTACCCTCTCGATGCCTAAATGTATCGAACGTACATGTTTTTGCAAAACGAACCTCATATTCTCGACGATTCATTTCATGAACAAAGTCTCGAATGAGTTGTCTTTTTTCTGTTGGTATTAAATCCAACAGTGCTTGAGAATCCATCTCAAGCAGTTGTTTATTTGAAGTCATTTTAAGTTTTATTTTTTAAAGAAGCAGTCATGTGCTATCAAATTGTCGGTAAATATAATCAATGGAACTATTTTTGAATGTGGGTAAATTTCTAATAGTCTTTCCATTACCTGATACATTTCAACCCTGTGTTTTCCAGCATGTAATTCAATAAACAAATATTTAGGTTGGTAATCTATTAAAGTATCAATTAAGGTATACTCAGCAGATTCGATATCCATTTTAATAATATCTGGATTGTATTTCTTAAGTAACTTTTTTAGGTGTATATTTTCAACATAGTCATATTCGCTGAACTTCATTTTGCTCTCAATTGATGTTGAACAATGTGCATTTTGGCTTGAAGATTTGAATATTTTTAAGGTCTTATCAGGCAGTCCAGAAACGGCAGCATAAACTAAATCGACATAATCGTCATTCTTGTATGTTGATTGTAGTTTCTCAAAGTTTCGGGCATCGCATTCTACAGTACAAACTTTACTTGCTCCAGCGTCTAGTGCAATTTGAGTAAATGCTCCAATATTGGCTCCAAGGTCAAGACAAACCATTCCCTTATAGTCAACCTCAGGGATTAAATAATTAGCAATACTTTCGCCAATCATACTATCATCAACACCTTCAGATGCTCCTAGTATTTTAACGTATTTCTTTTTAAGTCGGGTTTTTTCCAATTTTGAAATTGGAAGCTCAGGAAGTTTAACTCTGCTCATCTTATTTCTGTACTAATTTTGATACAATGTTAACTAATTCCACATCTGGACAGTTTTCCTGAATAATTTGGTATTGTATTGGGTCATCTTCAAAAAAACGTGAAACAATAACACCTTCATTTTTTAAACGGTTAATTGTATGCGCTTTGTGATGCCCGGAATGTCTTCTTGCGGCAACTGTATGGTTTCCACGTTCCTCAAGAGTCATTGGATTAAAATACACCTTGCATTTAATTCCTCTCTCTTTAAGGATTGCACGGATTTCGTCTTGTTCATCAATGCATCTTCCGGTAATAACAAAATCGGTAGTGGCTCTTGGAGTTATTCCAATTGAAATTACTCCGTCAAAATCATATCCGTAGATATCGACTGGTTTTTTGGTTTTAAATATGTTTAACATGCGTAAAGTTTTGATAAAAAAAGGGAGAGTTACTTCTCTCCCTTTTTGGGTTAATCTAATTGTTAGGCTTTTTTAGCAACTAACTGTTTTCTTGTAGAATCTGTTAAGCGTCTTGCAGCCAATTCAGTACACTCATAAACCGCATCAGCAAACATCATTTGATCTGGTGGAGTTTTTTGTGTGAACGCTGAAGGACCTCTTAAGGCTCCTACAACTCCTAATTCTCTTGCAACTCTTAAATAACGAACTGCATCGATTACTACTCCAGCTGAGTTTGGAGAGTCTTGTACACTTAATTGAGCATCAAAAAGAACTGGTGCTCCACCGAATCCTGTAAGTTCTAAGCGGAAGTTAGCAACTTTATTATCACCGTAGAATGCGATATACTCAGAAGGACCGGCATGTAGGAATGAATCTTCAGTTGAAATTCCTCTGATTTCGTTTTGTGCACGGATAACGTTTTCTTTAGAAATCTTTTTAGAAGCAAGACGAGATTTATCTTCCATATTTAAGAAGTCCGTGTTACCTCCAACATTTCTTTGGATGTGGGCTTTTACATGATGTCCTCTTTCAAAGGCAAGTTCTTGTAACATTTGAGAAAGAATACTTGCTCCAAATTGAGAACGCATATCATCTCCGATAATTGGAATACCAGCGTCGATGAATCTTTGCTCCCATGCAGGGTCAGATGCAATAAATACTGGAATACAGTTTACTAGAGAGATTCCTGTTTCAAGACAAATTTCAGCCCAGAATTCAGTTGTTTTTTGAGAACCTACTGGTAAGTAGTTAATCAATACTTCAACACCATGGTCTTTTAATTTAGCAATGATTGAATCCTTCCATTCACGTGCTTTTTTTGGAGTCCAATCAGTACGATTCATGTCCGTAGAATTTCTCAGTTTTTCGTCAACTAAGAAGCGATTTTGTTCTGGATAGTTATCCATAAGCGCTGCATAACCATCAATTACTGGAGCCTCGTAAACTGGCGCTTCAGAGTGAATAACATCAACAATGTCCCATGCAGAGTTTGGTCTTTGTTTAAGTGCGTATCCTAATGTTTGATTAACTTTACGTTCATCAATTTCGAATCCACATACAAACTCGATGTTTTCTGCTTTGTAACCTCCGATGTCGGATTTCATCATCCCAGTAATATCATTTGGGTTCTCTGTGTAATATTGTACACCTTCAACTAATGATTTGGCACAATTTCCAGTTCCAATAATTCCTACTTTAATTTTGTTCATTTTTCTTAAAATTTAATTTATAATTTTTATACTTGGTTTATTTAAAAAGTTTCAAAAAAGAGTATTGATAGTCTTCTTTAGGGCAACATTTTTTTCGGACGTCTCGAAATCATATTGGTAAAACTCTCTAGATAGGTGAACTGAACCTGGCTTTTCCATGTAAGTATCGGCAAAGTATTGAGGGTCTGCTGAATACCAGTGAATCGGCCATTCGATTACGTTCATATTATATATTGCCGAGAGTTTGTCAACCTCTTCATTAAATATTTCCATTAATTGAGTCCGTTCCCGTTGAGTACCGATAAATGGAGTTCCTTTGTAGTACCCAGTTTTAGGAATTCTGCGACCTTCAAATTCGATAGGTAGCAATTTTACAACCGTATTCTTTTGAATTCCTAGTGATTGTAAGTGTTCAAAGTAATTTTTTACAAGTGCTTTAACCGCATCGACAGGTTTTTCTTGTCGACATAAGTGATGACGAACATCGATGTTTCCAAAGTATGTGATTAGGTGGTCAGTTCCTTCAGGAATATAAGATGCCATTCCTTCTTTCATAACTCCAAATAGGGTTTTACCATCATTTCGGCTAATATTTGCGCCCGGTTGGTATACTGAAACTGAATGGGAATCACCTAGGACAAAAGTTCCGGAAGCCAATTTTAATTCAATTGTTTCGGTTTCTTTACTCCTCTTTGTAAGTGCTTCAACATTAAGAGATGCCCATAGAGGTGAACATGATTTCATTCGACTTTGTGCGAATGCTCCAACATCTGGCATTTCTCGATTCAAACAATATATTGTTCCACCAAAATCTAAAAATCTTTTAATCCTTTCTGCTGGTTCGTCAGTGGCTCCACCAAATAGGTTATAAGACCCTTGGAATTCCATTGGAAGTGCTACTAACCAAACATCATATTGGTGAATATCTTCTGACTTTGTAAGTACTTCAGCATCCAGTCCTAGGGACCTTAATTGATTAGCTAATAAGAAAGCCCATGCACTTTTATGGCTGGCCTTCTTTGAACTATAAGTAGTTACAACATCATCGATTGCAATCTTCTTACCCTTTAATGAATCTAAAACTGTGTAAATATTAACCATTGTTTTGCTTTTCGTTAATGTAGTTGTCTAATCCTTGGATATATGCAACTGCATCTAATAAATTATCACGCTTGTGATTGTAAGACTCTCTACTGAATTTAAGTGCAACTAGTGCCATAAACATTTCGCGACCAGTAACATTAAGTCCGGTCATACCATTAAAAATCATTGCAGCTCTGTCCATACCTTCTGAGAAAGGACCATATTGTCTGTCTGCTTCTTCTGAGCGGTTATTAACTATTCCGCTTGCTTCGTCTAGAATATTCATAGTTTGTGTTTAAGTATTATATGTTATATATTGGTTTTGTTTTTTATGTACTTTAATTTGATATGTAAATATAATACTAAAAACGACATAAAAAAATCCTGACTAAAAAAGTTATTAACAATTTTGTCAGGATTAAATTATTACGGGATCGTTGTTCGTGATTTTCTTCCCGGCGGAATAACCCTGTTTAACGTCTTCGGCTTTGATTTTCGCGAGCGTCTACTAAACTTCGACCCATCCTACTTATCACCTATTGGGGTGGTATGACGTTTGTCCATTTTTTATCCTGGTTAGACTTCCATTTGCCTGTTATA